TCATAATGCTTTTAAGATGTCGCCGAACTTTTCAGCGGTCTCTTTTTCTTTACTTTTGGATAAGTGGCTGTATGTGTTCATTGTGATAGCATAGTCGGCATGTCCTAGCCGTCTTTGTATCTCTTTGGGGTTTACATCGTTGTTCATTAAAAGGCTGGCATGAGTATGACGGAAACCGTGAAAGCCAATGTTAGGAACGTTGGCACGCGCAAAATGTTTTTTTAGTTGAGTTACTTCGTTTATATAAGTGTATGTCTTTCCATTATAAGAGAATACCGGCGAATCTATAAGCCTAACAGTATTATTATTTTGGCACTTATTCCACTCTTTCAGCATTTTAATAGTGTCATTGTCCAAGGCGACCGCCCTATTACTCTCTTTCGTTTTGGGCATGTTTTGCACTCCCCGCGCTTGTATCATTGTTTTGCTCACAGATACAGACTTATCAATAAAATCAACATCAGACCATGACAGCGCCAAAGCCTCCCCGATACGTAAACCAGTAGCAAGCAAAAAGCGGTATAAAGTTATACGCCTTTTATTTGTTGGCGTTGTTTCCAAAGTGTCTAAGTATGTTAGAAATTGTTTAAGTTCATCATTATCAAAGTATTTTATTTTTGAAACTTCTCTAATTTTGAGTTTTGGCGGAAAAACTTTAGTAGCTGGATTTTCTTCAATAGCCCCTAACTGTATACCATAGTCAAGAATACGTTTGATGATATTAAGCATAACTTTATAATCCTTACACTTACCGCGTTCGCGCTTGCCGTTTACTATTTTGGCCGTGTTCGCATTCTTTGCCCATTTATTAACGATTGTTTGTAATAACACGGGATTAATTCTATCAACTCTATACGCGCCAAGTTCGGGCAATATATAAACTTTCAAGTTATTGTTTGCTATCCTTATGCTGTTGGCTTTAACAGTCATCTTATAACTTTCAAACCAGCTCAAAGCCAAAGATTCAAAGTTATCAAAAGAAACTTTTTTTCTTGCAATTGTTTGACCGTTATTGATAAAATCATTTATAACTTGATGTGCTTTAGTTTCACACATCTTTTTGCTTTTTGCGGTTACGCTTGTTCGTACTTGCTTACCAGTCAGGACGTCCACACCTATATAAACGTTAGCGCGGTACACCTTTGTGCCGTCTTTTTTTATATATTCTTTAATATTCATATTTTCTTCCTTTCCATTTTGTACTAATGTCAGGCAAGGCATGTACGAGGATTGAGAAATATTGTTATTAGAGCTTATACGATTAATTAGTTAACTGGTTTATTAGTTTATATAGTTATTAAATTCTCAACTGATATAGTATATTTTACGGTATCAACGGTAACAAAGTATTATAAAGGTAGTTATATCAAGGGTTTATACTGTTACCTTTCTCTAAAAGAAGAGTAACAGTAAGGTATCAAGGGTAACAAGATTAGATTTTACCTTCAGAAAGAATTTCTAATTCATAACTCCCTAAACTGATGATAGAATCAAATGTTCCAGCAGAAGATTCAATCCCAGTTGTGACTGCATAAATCACGACAACTGCAATTAGAGGAATAATAAATAGCAAGACAAGAGCTATAATTGAAAAAACGATGATGTTGGTAGTTTTTGGGTTCATAATATACTCCTATATATTTTTTCAGCTTTTAACGTGGTTCAGGTTTGCACGTAAAAAACGGGCACGCGCATTTAGAACATTACAGGCCGCGAGAGGCTGGTATACTTAATTATATTATGGCCAAATGAAATGGTGTTTAAACAGCATAAATAGGCAAGGTTTTGACAAGGTATTCAGGGGTGTATTTGTACTTACTAAACAAATTATTTCTCTTGATATAACAAATAAAATAAAAGTAATTTTAAATTTTTCTATTGAATTTTCTAATATATTTTGATAGAATTAGTCTAACAGGCAGATAGTGCCTGCATTATCTGCGTGCTCTATGGGTGGTATCTTAAAAAGGTGCTTTAAACTATGGTACGTTTTTTTTTATGATTTATATTTAAGATAATCTAGTTCACGTACTAGTCTTCTCATTGCCGCTCCTACTGTAGGTGTATATTCACTTACTTTTCTTGTTGCAAAGATATTTTGATGTTCTTTGAATAATCCAACTAGAACATCCTGAAAGTGATCTATATCTATCTCTTCCTCAGTCAACGTCTCTAAAGCTTGCAGTTGTTTCTGTAAGCTTTTTTCATTCGCAATTACTTCTTCAACACTATGATATCTATGTGGTCGTTTTAGTATTGATTGTGTTTTGAAATGGATGAAGTGCTCCTCAAGCAATCCTTTTTGTATAATAAAATTCTTAGTAGACATATTCGCATTTTTGAAGTATTTATAGCCTGGCATTTTCCCATAAATTTTAGATAATTGGGGTAATGTTTGAGTTAGAAATGCTTCGGGAATATAGTTTGCATCATCTAAAAGTATATCTCTATATACCTCAGGAGGTGTAGGACTTGAATACCCTCTCTTTGCAAGTTCAATAACACCAAAACCATAAACAAATTCAACATCCTTTATTTCATCTTTAGACATCTCTTCATTTGGCAGCGACAATAACATTTTTCCCTTTGGATCATTTGTTAAAACAAGATTATAAATATCTTCTTTCATATATCGGAGCATTTTTACTGGATACTTTGCTTTATTTTCAGCAAGTATAGAATACAACTCTGAATAATCATCTAATTCAATCTTAGTAACAGTTATGCTTCGACCGTTGGAAAAATTAATAGATAATGTGCCTATTTCGGCACTCTCTTTTGTTTCATTCCATTCTATAAAAAACATGCGCTCAGCAACATTTTTTAATTGTTCCTCAGATAGGCTTATTTGAATATCTTCTAGGATATGTAATATATCTTCATCTTGCATCGAATATCCTAGGAATATAATTGGATGTTCAATAAAAATTGTCAAAAGTTTAGATGCTATGTATTTATTTTTTTCTTCAATTTCTTTATAATCATTTGAATTTATCATAATTGTACTAGGGTTATTGACACTACCATGAATTTTGTAGACTTCCCCAACATTATATTTTGCATGAAAGATAAGTTCTTGTTGAGATTCATAAACTTCAAAATCAAATACTTTCTCCATTAATTCATCATAATTAGTAGTAATAACTCCCGAAATGGATTTTTTTGAAATAGCTTTGAGCATTTCAAATTCATCTTTCTTTTCCTCAATAATATTTTCATACTTTTTAATTAACTCTGCAATTTCTATTTTAATAACTGAAGTATGTTTTTTAAGGTACTCCTCACTATATTTTTTACGATTATGAGCAAACTTATCATCAGTAATCCAAATATTTTCCAAGTCTTTTTCCACCAAGTCAACAAGTTTTGACATATACTTATTATAGTCCGTATCGGGATTAAAAGATTTTTCTGCCTCTCTGCGTATAGCCTCAAATTTATATTCATCACCATAAGTTTCCATGGCAATTTCTTTTACAAGATCAAACCAAGTAGGAATTTCCAAATATCGTTTTGATATTCCAGATCCTACAAATAAAAACGGTAATGCATCAGCTGCTTCTAACATCGGTAATAATTTTTTATTCATAACGCCACCTTGTCTTTTACTTTATCTATATTATCACTCGCAATTTGTAACATACTAAAAAACTCTATCATCGCACTTTGCTGGTTGAGATTCATCTCCTCTACTTTTGTTCCTTTTTTATATACCCAAACGTCTCTATCAATTGGATTATGATTTAATCAGTTTCGATAATCATGTAACTTTCCGAATAAATTTACTGTTTGTTCCGTGTTACTAATTAACTTATCATTAATTAATTTTTGAAAAATTGAATAATAGATTTGGCTAAATTCAAATAAATTATTCTGGACATCTAGTTTAATAAAATATGAATAAGAACATTCTTACTTCTAATTGTCCCCTAAATGAGCCAAACCAAGCATTGAAACCGGCTTGATTTTTTCTTCTTTTTTTAAAAAATTTTCGAAAGTTTCAGATTTCATATTTTCCTTTCACGCGCACAGGCGCTTTTTATTTTGCATTCCTAAAATTTAGGACTTGCTATAGTATACTGTTCATCGTAACACTAAAGAAAGTATTGAGAGAATCGATAAAACGGCAATGAGCCCTATACGTCCTATTTTCATATATTTATTTTCAGGATTTTTCAATACTATTACTACAAAAAGTAATGAAATGAAAAGCGAAGGTATCAAGTTAATTTTTAAAAATACCCTTATCATTAGAAGTATTAATACACCAAATAAGAAAATTATAGTTTTGGCAATAACTTTTTTATTAATACCTCTTTGTTCGTTATTATTTACTTTCATTTTATATCCTTTCTAGTGTTTTAATATATCCGTCAGTCATTGTTATTACTGGATTTGCGCGTGTTTTATAACTTTGGTAGTGTCATCTTTTGCGTTACCAGCACTAAATAATACTAAAGGTTTGAGCTTTTGCTATATTGGCAAAAGCCTTTTAACGCAGGCATTTTTCCCTTGTTTACTTTTTGAACCTTTAGAACTATGTTGAGAAATGTTAAGGTTCACAGCTATATAGACTTTAGCACTATTAAAGTTCTAGTCTATTGCTTTTTTCATTTCATGAATAACTCTTCTTAATTTTGGCAAAGGTAATTCCATCAGGTCAGCAAACTGTTCTTGTGGTAGTCTGTAGTGTTCTCCAAACATTCTCTCATACCCAGCTATAATTACAGCCTTTTCCATTTTTTCATCTAAGTTATCAATACTCTTTAAGTAGTCCGATAGTTTCATGTTTCCTCCTTTACAATATTAGTAATAGCTTGTGTGTGCGTCTTTCATCAACAAGTTAATGTTCATTATCAATCAAAAGGCAACAATACTAAAAACGAATAATATAAAACTTATGGTATATAGTGCTATTTTCGCAAATTTATTAATATGTTTTATAAAAATATTAGTGATTAAAGCAATATTTAAAGCTATCATATATACAAAATTTGTTTTCACTATAAAAATAAACAATAGATTAAGAACAACAAATAGAAGTAGATTTCTTTTTTGTTCTTTTTTTAATTCATCCACAATATTTTTCATATTTTATCTCCTTGGTTTTTCAAAAACCTATTAGACTTAAAAGAATATCTCCTATAGCTTGTAATACAACAAACTTTTTAACTGGTTTTTTCTTTTTTCTTCTCATTACTTTACCCCACCAACTCAAACCAACACAACTCATACAGCAACGCACGCGCTTCGTCATAAGCGTTGTGATGATAGCCGTAAAAGTCTAAGAAGTTGTATATATTTAACGTGTCGTGCGTGATGATGTCGAAACGGCTGATGTAATCAATGGCACAGTCTCTAAAACTCTTTGTACTCATATCACAGCACATTGACGTTATTAGTCGTTTAGTGGCGTCATAGTGGCAACCAGTTATTTTACAGAACTGTGTTATATCCTCAAAGTTACCGCCGTTTTGTACGAACATATCCCACAGCATGAGAATCGACTCTTTATTGGCTCTCTTTTCCGCAGGACTTAGCGTATCACATTCGCCCAGCCGTCTATTATCTTTGTAATAAGCATGCATGTACTCGTGAGCGTGGTCAAAGGGTGTGGCTAAATTTGGGTTATAACCGCCAATACAAAGCCTTGTATCTATCCAAGCTCTTTGATTATCATATTCAAACGTTCTGTAATCTATGCCTAAGTTTTCAATCTTGATTACTATAAGAGCGGTCAATTCTTCTTGATTCATTTAACGCCCTCATTTTTCACTATCTTTCAAGTCTTTAGCTTTTTGTTGCAATTCTTCCCAACGGTCAGCAAAAACTAATTTAATCATAGCTTTGTCTTTTTCGGTCAAAGGGCGACCACCAGCACTTAGAATACTGTCAAAAATAGCGTCATCATCAGAGTTTGCGACTTCCGCCAAGTCTATCGGTTCGTTGACTGGTTTAGCTTCAGCACGCCCCAGTAGATAGTCCACAGATACGTTGAAATAGTCGGCAACCTTTGCTAAGTCTTCCGCTTTTGGATTTGTAGTTTTCCATCGATAGAATAAATTTTCGCTAAAACCGAGTTGCAAAGCAAGTTCTTTTACGGAGATATTCCTTTTTTTAGATAGTTCCTTAATTCTTTCAAAGATAGTCATTTCGTGCCTTTCAAATCGTTTTGGTAAAAAAAGAATACAAAACGTAAGTTAAAATTTGACATAAAGTATACATTTGTGTTATTATAATTCTGTCAGATAAAAAGTAAGCAAAAAGCCCTTATAAACAAATTCGATAAGCTCCCCAGCCGTAGATGTTAGTTTATTAAGTGATTTTTCTATACACTCATTGTACACAAACATATACATTTTGTCAAAAATAAATATACGTAACGACTTACTTATTATCTTACACAACAAACGAAAGGAATACTCGTAAATGATTGATACAACACAAAACATGGACGAACAGCGTTTAAAAATTAAGCAATATTTGTCAGCTAAAGGCTGGACGCAACAAACACTAGTTAGATTAACAGGATACCCTAAGCAAGATGTTTCAGCTATCCTTTCAGGAAAGCGAAAAGGCACACCATACGTTAACAAGTTTATAACTGCTGTCTGTGAAGCTTACAAGATTAACTAACATGGATCGATTAAACACCGCAATAACAAACAGCAAGCAGTCTAAACCGTACTATCATAAAATCATTCTTGATTTACTCGTACAGCTTACGACAAGCGGAAAATATCGCAGTCTGACGAGCTTTAAACAGTCAGGCGATAAATTAACCGCAGAACAAAAAGAAACGCTTAGGCGCTATACTGACAGCATTATCTTACTGTTAGAGCTAGGCATGGCGTTTCATGAAATTAAACAATTTTTAGTAAATTAAAAAGCCCGATTGGGCTAGGAGGTGGAAAATTAATAACCATAAAGTTTTAAGAGACCTATCGGTTGTGATAGTTATTTCAGTACTAACTACCCTAATAACATTGTTGTTATTACGGTGGTTGTTATAGCCACAATTATCGGAATAAAAACACTCTTAAAAAAATATACCCATCGTTTTTCTCTATTAATACTTTTGTATTCTTGGAGTCTTGCTTTACCAAGCGAAGTTATCGAATATATATTGTTAGGCCTTGATGCACCGGTATGTTCATTTTTAATTGTGCCGCTTGAAATCAATAAATTTTTGCTCAATTTTGATATATGATATTCAACACCTTCTATTTTAGAAAAAATTTTTTTAATATCGTCCAATTTTACCTCGTCAAATTTAGCAATATATTTCAATATCCTTATATCAAATTTATTAAATGGTGTATCTATTGATTTATTTCTATCTTTCATTTGTTCTTCTGTAAATTTATATTTTTGCATAAAAACTCCTAAGAATTTAGTGAATAAGCGTATATCGCTATTATACACCCAGTTTACTACCAATACAAGAAAGGTCATAAAAATGTGGGACAAAATCAAAAAAGAATTAGACAAACAAGGCATAAGCGAGTATCGGCTTGCCAAAATGACAGGCATAAGCCCTCAGCAGTTACATCAAATCAAAAAACGCAATACAAAAAACCCTAAATGGCTGACAGTCGTTAAGATTGCGGAGGCATTAGGAGTTAGTTTAGATGAATTTAAATAAGCGTACAAAAAAAGCCGTAAGTGATCCCCATCAAAACGACTTTAAACAATAAGTAAGGCAAGCTCTAACAAAGCTTTTCTTACTCTAATTATATCAAATTGGAGAATAAAAACAAATGAATAATACAGCAAACAAAGAAACTTATATCTTAGATGACACCGTAGCCTTTGAGCTTATGGACTTGTTAAAAGCCAAAGCAAGACATTTTATCAAACTTAATGAGTATGTCTATCGCTTGTTTGACGGTCAATCAGTAGTAACTTTCACAACTTTAGAAAATGATATTCAAGTAGATTTGGTTAAGGGGTAAAGCATGAAATTTAAAACATTTAATTTAAGAGCTTACCATCGCAAAGACGAAACACTGCTTTCATTTGTTCTCAAAGGTGGACGGATACCAACAAGCAGAATCCTTTATATTAAAAAAGGCAACCCTTTTAAGATGAAAATCACGCACGAAATTGCTGAAAAGTACCGTATTAAACAAGAAATTAAGCAAACAGACTATAAAGGATTCGTTACAGAGGGTGTTGCGCAACTAGCTGACATCATCGAGAAAAAAATTATCTTGATGGACTATCACAACGCAAATAAAGAAAATTGGCAAGACTGGATGCGTATTTTTGTTTACGAGTACCTGTATGATGTTGCGTTTAATCGTGGTATTCGCCATGAAAGACAACGTAGAAAAACCAAGCACAAGGCAATGACAGCATTTGATATTATCAGTTCCGAAGATGTTTCAGAGCTTTCTCATGAACTGGGAATTAGTGAAGATAAACTAACGTACGCAGTTATGGAAGTTATTTCTAAACGTAAGAACGGAGGCAAAAAATGAATGATGACACCTTAACGAACCTTGTTGCCCGTGGCTTAGTTGATAAAGTCATCAGCCTATTTAATAAATATCTTGGTATGCAATCAAAAATCAGAAATGAAAAGCGGGTATTACCTTATATCTCTAAAAAGCGTGTTATGGAAGACTTAGATATATCAGACGGCACACTTGATAATTGGGAAAAGCACGGATTGAATCGCTATAAACCAAGATACAAAACTTCACTTATCTACTATTTAATCGATGATATATGCAAGTTCATCATCATAGATACTTAGCAACTTGTCAGGCAAGGCAAATTTTATTAAAGGATTGAGAAAATGACAAATATTATTAGAGCTTGCCCTTATGTGGCTGGTATTGATAGCGTAGGGTTGCGAAGTTTAAAAGCCTATCATACAGCACTTACAGACAAGCAGATTGAAAAATTAGACCCATTGAACGCAAATACAGGCACAGTTGATTATAGCTTTAAAGTTCGTAAATATAAGCACGGTGTCCGCTTTGAGGGCGAAAAAGAGGGTGGAGAAATCAGTCTCTTTGACGAGGTGGCAAAATGATAGAACACCACCAAGGTTACACGACTATAAAACGATACGGACGGAATAGTTTTAGACCAGCAGGCAAACACCCGTTTAAGATTATTCACAATGCACGAGCGGTCAAATACGACCTCATACAGCAGTTTGAATCAAGTACAAGCATTCTCTTACCTAGCGGATTGAAAAGCAACTTATGCATGCAACCAGTGCCGATTTTAGGTAAAGAGCTGGCTGTTATGAAATTACAGATAAAGGAAAATAGAAAATGACATTAAAAAATTTGAGTGATGATGAACAACAAGCACTTTCTGAATTTATGGAGAGTGGCAAAGCTTACGAAATGCTGAAAGATCAACCAGATACTGAAATAAAAGCCATTACAATTGAAGCCTTATACAAAGGCGAAGATTTACTCGCAGTTACACCACAGTTTGATGACATATCAAATCTTGAAGCAGTCAGTATCTTGCTGAATGTATTAATTGCGGACGCTAGGGGCTGCACAGATATAGATAGCTTTATCAAGACTATTATTTCTATGTGGGGGACTTATGACGAAGCGGAGGGGAAATCATGAAATTAAGAGAACTACAAAAGCTTGATCAAAACATTATTAAAATGCTGGCAGACCATAAGGGGATGGATAGAGCAATCAGAGGCGAAGTATTGGCTCAATCCTTGAATATTGATTTGAGAACCCTACAAAGTCGTATTTCTAGCTTACAAAAGAAACGTTGTGCCATTGGTACGATTGACGGATTAGGCTATTTTATCCCAACTGATGAAGCTGAACGTACGGCAGGAATCACTAAAAAAGAAGAAATGGGCTTTTCGATTCATGATGCTGTTTCAGGCTACAGGCGTGCCGATTTGGAATGGCTTGATAAGATGATTTATTAGGAGACATTATGGAGTTTCTAACGATTCGTTTAAACAAAATAGTAGCTAAAAAACTGATGAAAGGTGCAGGAGAGACACTCATTTTGGAGAAAGAAGATTTCTATCAATATGTTTATCTTGTCCCTAATAATATGAGCTTTAGTGGTCATTTTGATTCGGTTCTTGATATCAGTGTGAGCCAACATTGGGAGATTTTTAACTTTCTAACCTCTAAATATCAAGAACAAGGGTATAAAAAAGTGCATTATAAACATCCAGCGCATCCATCCAATAAATTTATGAAGTTTCTTAATAAGCTGCAGCGTGATCAATCTGAAAAAGTCGCTACCGTTTATCGACAAAATGCCTTCGAGAAATTCAAAGATGAAATCGTGATGCATCAGGGCTTCTTGAATAGTAAGAACATGATGAAGTTTATTATTTTAGGAAAGAAACACGGCTATAACTATAAATATCTCATGATGTGGGCTGTTTCAGAAATTGAAGCGACTTGTGACGGGACTCAGAAACAAGGCTTACTGGCTGATTTTATAAGTCTTGCGGATGAATATTTTGATGAAAAAGAAAGGGAGGTGTTGAGTGACTAATGTAGATGATGATTTTCAAACGATGATTGACAGCTATGAGGAAGAAAAAGCAAAAGCTGACAATAAAAAACAAGAAATAAAACCACCTCAGAGCGATAAAATCGTTAAAGTTAAATTTGAAGCTGAAAATTTTGCCGTCAATCAGTATGGTAAACCCAAAGTAAATTCTTTAAAAAACATACGAATCGCCATAGAAAATGACAACATTTTAAAAAATCAATTTGTGTTTAATTCTTTTACACAAGAAATAGAAATCAGAACCCCTTTCAAGTTGAAAGGAGTAGAGATTGAGAATGATGGGTTAAAAGAGGTTTATATTACGGCTATTCTTGAACATTTTGAAGAAAAATATGATGTTTTATTTGATAGTCGGCTTTTAGTCAATGTGATTAATAAGATTGCTTACGAAAATAAATACAATCCTGTTCAAGATTTCATGGAAGACTGTTACAAGAATTGGGATAAGGTCAAACGTGCAAGAAGTCTATTTCCTGATTATTTGGGGGCGAAAGAAAGTGATTTAACCGAACGAATGACCAAACTGTTTTTTGTTGGGGCTGTCAGTAAGGTTTATCGTCCTCATGATAAGTTTGACTTTGTTTTGGATTTGGTAGGAGGCCAAGGCTCTGGAAAGACGACCTTTCTTACTAAGATGGGGCAAGGCTGGTACACAGATTCAATGAAAAATTTTGATGATAAAGACCAGTTAGTCATGATGTTACGTGCTTTGATTGTGAATGATGATGAAATGGCAATCAGTAACAAAATACCCTTTGCGGATTTAAAGAAGTTTATCACTCAAACAGTTTTGTCTTTCAGGGCGCCCTATGGCACAAAGGTAGAAAATTATGCCAAAAACTTTGTTATTGCTCGAACAACTAACCATGAAGAATATCAAAAAGACAGAACAGGGGCAAGGCGATTTCTTCCCGTTCATTGTTCAAAAGAGTTACAAAAATATCATCCTGTTTCTGATTTAGATGATGCCACCGTCCGCCAAGTTTGGGGTGAGATGGTTCACTACTACAAGGAAGGGTTCAGTTTTAAACTCTCAGAGGAAGAAGAAAAGCAACTCAATTTGGAGCGATCAGATTATGAATATTTTGATGAACAAGAAGAATTACTTGAACAGTACCTTGAAATTCCGATTCCTACAGATTTCTATAAAGTACAAGGAAATAATACAAGGATGCACGAGCGGAGAGCCTATATTGGCTTTATTCTTCAATCTGGAGAAACCCCTAAACATGAGTTTAGAGGGGAAATCAAACCAAGAGAATTTGTGACGGCTACCTATTTCTATTGGGAAGCGATGGGGATTGAGACTGGTAAGGGAAGCGCAAAAATAGTTTCTAAGTTCAAGAACTCGATGAATAATAAGAATGGCTGGCAAAAATCTAAACGGAAGGGGACGAGGGGTTATAAAAGAGAATAGGGGGCAAATTAAATGCCCCTAAAATTAAAATGCCCCCCGTAAATGCCCCCTTCGAAACCCCTTATTATATAAGGGTTTAGATATACTAAGGGGCATTAGGGCATTTATATCTTAGTAAAATAATAGTTAGTGTTAATTATAAAAAGGGCTTGCTTATCACGGACACATAGTAAAGTTTTCAAAGTAAATGCCCCCTTTGGAAATACCGCTTTCAAAACTTGTCAAGCGTTGGTACTATTGAGCTTTTCAGGGGGCATTTATTAATGCCCCCATGAAATCAAATGCCCCCTAAAAAATAGGAGAAAAAACATGAATAACAGTTACCCCAAATCATGGTCAAGAATCATGACTCAAACGATCGCAGAGTTAAATAAAAAAAAGAATCTGACTCGGCTAGATTTAAAACGTGGAGCATTAGCCCTTGTAAAAGGCTTGAATGTTCGAAATAAGAAAATCAATGCGGAAAGTGAAGCAAATTATATCAAAGCGGTTTGGGATAATTTCCAGCTTTATGAAATGGCTTTGTCAGTCATTGGAATGCTTACGCCTAAAGAAGTCATTGAAACATTCCCAATTTACAAAAGATATGATGGTCATAAATACGAGACAAAAGATTACTTTAGTGTACAAAAATCTTTAGCAGCTTATGACCTGAATCAGCCCATCAATACAGTGGATGATAAAGCTTTTGAATTTCTTTGGGATTATGACAACGATGATTTAGTAGAGTTCACGGTAGACTTCATGGTAGCTATGAGTCATATTAATCGCCTTGAGAAAGGTAAAGATTTATTTTCTCAATTCTTAGAGGAAACGCAAGGGATAAAATCTCGTGTGATTGAAATCAACGGGATTGAAGTCATTACTTTTGATAATGATGATGAATTAGATTAAATAAAAAGGCTCTCCAACAAGAAAGGAATAAAAATGCGAGCAAGGTCTCCAACAAAATCAGTTGTTTTAATTCAGTTATAAAAATAGCAATTAACGCAATGAACAAAAGGAGTTACAGGCTTTATCTGTAGTTCCGATTATAGTATATATTTACCAATAGAAAATAAGGAATCAATACAATGAATCAAACACTAAATACACTCAATGAGCTGTGGATTGAAGCAGGCGAAAAAGTAGAAAATTATAATGATAAAATCAATCAAATGCTCAAAAATGAAAATTTCTCAGCTCAAACCTTAAGAGATTTAACCGCAAAGAGAGATCATGCTCAAGCCCGTTGTGATGCACTGAGAAATCAAGTCGTCGAAGCACAAGCGACACAAGTTGCTCATCTTCGTTCTAGCGGACAACTTCCCTTAGGAAATGGAGAAAACCAAACCGATCAATCTTTCATTTCAGATTTCAAAGCCTTAATGAGAGGCGATTCTAAAATCACAAATCTAGTCACTTCCTCTAAAGATGAATCAGGCGAAGCGGCTGGCTTAACCATTCCCCAAGATTTAAGAACTTCGATTAATGTCTTGAAACGCCAATATGATGTGATGGAGCAATATGTCAATGTTGAAAATGTAACTACAGCTTCAGGTTCTCGTGTTTATGAGAAATGGACAAATATTACTCCACTTACAAAACTCGATAGCGAGGATGAAACCATTGGGGCAAATGACGATCCCAATCTTAAACTTGTTAAGTATCAGATTGGACGCTACGGAGGGATCACAACAGCGACCAACTCCCTACTTAAAGATAGTGCCGAAAACATTATGTCATGGTTGACGGGTTGGATTGCTAAGAAAGTTGTTGTTTCTCGTAATAAAGAAATCATCTCACTCATGCAAGCAGCTCCTAAAAAACCAGCCCTCTCTACTTTTGATGATATTATCACTATGATTAATACGGCAGTCGATCCAGCAATTAAAGCGACTTCTATTTTAATTACCAACACGAGCGGACTCAACCAACTTACTTTAGTTAAAGATGCGCTAGGTAATTATTTGTTACAACCTGACCCCGTTCAACCTGATCGCTATTTAATCAAAGGAAAACGAGTCGTTGAAATCAGCGATCATTGGCTTCCAAGCGGTGGAGAAGCAAGCAGTCCGCTTTATCCGCTCTATTATGGAGACTTTAAACAAGCCATGACTTTATTTGACCGTGAAAACATGTCATTGCTTCCAACAAATATTGGAGGAGGTGCCTTTGAAACGGATACGACTAAAATTCGTGTGATTGACCGCTTTGATGTTCAGCTTACGGATACAGAAGCCTTTGTGTCTGGTTCATTTACAGCGATCTCAGATCAAAAGGGAAATATCAATACTGCAGCTACGCCTACAACTACCAACCAATAATAAGGAGAAAAAATAATGGACATTCGTCATATTGAAGAAAAAACAAAAGAATTAAAAGCACAATCGCTTCCTCTGGTTCAGGCCGTTGAAAAAACACAAGCCTTAGTCAATGAATTAAGCGCAAGACTCGAGAATATGAAAGTAGATAAGCAACAGGAAGATATTGATGCGACCCTTGCACAAATGGCAAAAGAACGAGATGCTCGTGTTTTACTTGATGAACTGACGGAACATCTTACCAAACAAAAAGAAGCACTTCATCAATTCTGGAATAATGAAGAAACCAGTTATTCTATTAGAGCTGAGGCCAATCGCTCGCAAGAACACTTGAGTCCAACAGAATCGCAATTGATTGAGGGATTAATTGATAGTTCTTTAAAACGAAAATTAAAGGCTTATGGTAAAGAAGTGGAAGAAGCTCGAAATAAAGCCATTGAGATTGTGAACTATTTGAAAGAAAACAATTATGATCAATCCGTTGGTAATGCTCTCCATCCGTTAGTTGAAGCCAAAAACTTTTATTACTTTAGAATGGCTCAGTTGATTAGTTCTACTTTTCAACATGAATTGATGGAATATTTGCTTGATGACGGGCTGATCACAAATTATCCTGGCTATTATACTCCACGCCGATAAGAGTTTAATCATCCATAATTTCGAGCTGAGAAAGCCTATAAGTATCAGGCTTTCTTGTTATTATAAAGGAATCATGACGGATAAATATATGACAATCAGATATTATTGGGGAAGGCCTAAAGATGTTGTAAGGTGGTATCTTAGAGGAACATTATACTTAAGCGCTCAAAGCAGGCAGTCTTATATTGAAAAGACAAAAGCTGAAGCAGGTAACTTACCAAGACTTCTTAAACTATTAAATAATCTTGATGAAATATTTGATACCGCAGATACTGACAGCATAGCATTACTATGTTTGAGGTACGTTGAACTATTAAGTGTTGCAGAGACTACAAAACGGACAGGGCTTTCCGCTTATCAGATTACTTTAAAGATAGGTAAACTCATGAAGGAAGCTAAAGAAATTATAGCCAAAGCATGATATAATAGAACTATCATAAGTCGCAGAGATGCGCATGGTATAATAAGTTCAGGAAAGTATCTCTAATTGTGGAGGTACTTTTTTGTTTGGAGGATTATATTATGAATGAACTAGAGTTTAATATCAGATTATATCTCACAGGTACAATGAAGTCATGGACAGATAGGATAGACAGCACAGACCAACTCACACCACAACGCTTTATATTCAACGCAATGACAGAGCTGTTTGATTCATTGAGTGATGATGACCTAGAGTTAATAAGACTTAGATATATGGAACGCTTGACACTATCAGAAGTTGCAAGCCGTTATCTGTTAAACGAACATACTATTAGAAACCACACGAACCCAACCATTAAGCAAGTGAAAGAGATTATAAAGAAAGCCACAGAACAAGCACAGCACGCGGGTGAGGTTGATTGAATATAAATTATTATTAGACAATAAAAAAACTCACAGCGATTAAACCGTGAGCTTCTGTGATTGATTTACATTATTAATCTATAATATTTTTGCGATAAGCTCCAATGATTAGATTATTTTTTAAACACCCTCCCCCCCTATCTTTTCACAGGGAAAGCACACACATAGGTATCGTCTTGCGTGAAAACCCATTTTTCAAAATTTTTATATAGGGGGGGTCAAAAATCTAAAACATTGATATAATAATGTTTATAGGCAAAAAAAAGGAGAATCACTTCCCTTTCTTGCCTTTTTTTAGACTGATATATATATAAAAATATATTAGACATATTTCCAAAAATATGAATCGCTCAACCGTGGGAATCTCAAAATATTTTTTTACGTTCGTTAAAAAAAGTCAGCAAAATTAAAAGCCGTATATATTTAAATATACAGCCCCTTGCCCGACATAAAATTTTATTTATTTTTTTACGTTTTTGGTTACGTTCGTATTTTTTTACGTCTTTTACTACGTTTAAAAACATGTATATTATAGTCTAATAGGTCATGTTTTTAGTGCATAATTGCATAAAACGATTTTCCTGCCCTCTGTTTCCCTCTAATGGTTTATAAGGATTCAATTGAGCAATGAATACATTTTGGTGTCTCCATTTTTTCTCCTTTATAAAATAAAAAAACCAGCCCGAAGACTGGTTTTTATACCGTTAAAATCGGAAAATTATTTAGCGATTTTAGCGAAGTATGCAAGTGTACGAACAAGGTTTGAAGTGTATGACATTTCGTTATCGTACCAAGATACAGTTTTAACAAGTTGAGCTCCGTTAGCTGAAGTAACTTCAGTTTGAGTAGCATCAAAGAGTGAAGAGTTTGAGATACCAACGATATCAGATGAAACGATTTGGTCTTCGTTGTAACCAAATGATTCATTTGAAGCAGCTTTCATAGCTGCGTTGATTTCGTCAACTGTAACTTCTTTATCAAGGATAGTAACAAGTTCAGTCAATGAACCAGTTGGAACTGGTACACGTTGAGCATGTCCTTGAAGTTTACCTTTAAGTTCTGGCAATACAAGACCGATAGCTTTAGCAGCACCTGTTGAGTTAGGTACGATGTTTTCAGCTGCAGCACGTGCGCGACGGAAATCTCCACCACGGTGTGGGCCATCAAGAGTCATTTGGTCACCAGTGTAACCGTGAACTGTAGTCATTGTACCAACTTTGATACCGAATTGTTTGTTCAAAGTATCAGCCATTGGAGCAAGACAGTTAGTTGTACATGAACCAGCTGAAATTACTGTTTCAGTTCCATCAAGTACTTCGTGGTTAGTGTTGAAAACGATTGTTTTAACATCTGATCCACCAGGTGCAGTGATAACAACTTTCTTAGCACCGTTAGCGTGCAAGTGTTGTTCAGCTTTTTCTTTAGTTGCGAAGAAACCAGTTGCTTCAAGAACGATTTCTGCACCAACTTCAGCCCAGTTGATGTTAGCTGGGTTAGATTCAGCAGTAACTTTAACGAATTTACCGTTAACTTCAAAACCACCATCTTTAACTTCAACTTTACCATCAAAACGACCTTGAGTTGTATCGTATTTAAGCAAGTGAGCAAGCATTGCTGGATCTGTCAAGTCGTTGATTGCAACAACTTCAACACCTTCAACATTTTGAATACGACGGAAAGCAAGACGACCGATACGACCGAAACCGTTAATACCAACTTTAACTACCATTAGTAGTTTCCTCCTTATAGGGATTAGATTTTATAAAAGGCAAACCTTTTAAATTGACTAAGTTAACAATTTAACTTACTCTTTTATTTTAACACTTTTTTTAAAATTTGCAAACATAAACTACCTTAGAAAGCGCTCTACAAAAGCAAATGAACTCCCCTTCTCCTGAAAGCGGTTAACATTAAAAAAGCTAATACTTTTGGCAATAATCTTTGACTTTCCACCTAAAAATATGACTAAAAAAATTACTGAGCAGGCTGTCAGTAATTTTTATTCTTATTTTTTTCCAAATAAGCGCCCAAAAAAGCCTTTATTTTCCGTTGTTTTCAACTGTTCTTGTAAATCAGTGAAAAATTGATTTTGATCTGTCAAAGCTTTTTCCATTAATTCTTGCTGTTTTTTGATCTGTTCATCTTTTTCAGCGATTTGTGCATCTTTAACATTTATTTGTTGATCTTTAGAGATAAGTTGACTATTCAAACGCTCAATCTCAGCGTTTTTGTCTTTCATCAACGCACTAATCATTTCATAAGCTGCAGATGTTGCATCATCTGCTTTAATGGCAATCTCAGAACCTTTGTCAGTATTTTCTTCTAAAACTTCGGCCTTAGCAGTGACTACTTTTCCATATAAACCTTCAAGTTCATGGATTCCTTCGGCATTGACGACTGTTACATTTTTCTCATTTTTTTCAACAAATTTAGTATCTAGCGATTTTACCCGTTTATTCATCGCTTGGCGAGTGACTCCAAAAAGCTCTGCCAATTCACTTACTGTTTTAGTTTTCAT